GCTTCAGACACGGTCATTTCCACAGAGCACTTAGGTCCGCCGGCAGAGGCCAGGATCTCGGCCTCACGGGTGGTGGCCCATGCAACTGCTGCGGCCTTCGTCGCGAAGGTCCTGGTGTCCCGGATCCCTAACCTAGCCACCTCAGCTCGCCAGCCACCGCTACGCTTCCGAAATGATGCCATTCCCTACCTCTGTCCTTGCTGGCGTAAAAGTGGCGTAAAGGCTATCACGCCAACGCAGCCAATCGCCGTGAACTGCACTCAGCGGATCAGCGAAAAACCAGCGTAATCAGTGGTTTGAAGCAGTACGCCAGCTATGGCACCTTTCTGCCAACATCCCTAAGTTGCCCCCTCGGGGCACCATCAAAATGAAGAAAGGCCTTGATTTTCAAGGCCTTTTTTTTCGCCTGGCGTAAATGTGGCGTAACGCGATCGAGACTCTTGCTCATCGATTGGGTTACTGGTCCAAACGTAATGGAGCTAGAGCATGCCTAAATATGACGTCGCAATCTCTTTCGCCGGCGAAGATCGCCCCGTAGCTGAGAAGCTCGCCGCTTCCCTCGTCACAGTCGGGTTGAGCGTGTTTTACGATGAGTACGAACAAGCCAACCTCTGGGGTAAGGATCTCTATACCCACCTATCGAAGGTTTACAAGGACGACTCTAAGTATTGCTTGATGCTGATATCCGAAAATTATGCGAAAAAGCAATGGACGAGTCATGAGCGACGGGCGGCCCAGGCCCGTGCCTTCGCAGAAAGCCATGAATACATCCTTCCACTACGGCTAGACGATTCGGCAATCGAAGGCGTGCTCGACACAACGGGATACCTCGACTACCGCCGCTTCCCAGTTGAGAAAATTGTTGAATCTTTGATCATCAAAGTCCGCGACTACAACAAGGCCCACGGCATGGTTTACGAAATCGTCCGGGTCCAAGACGAATTCGCTGCAACAGGTCTCAAGTCCCCAAACGGAAAGCCAATCCTAGACAGTGACGTGCGAACCACATGTCCAGCGTGTAACACCGAGCAGTTGCTTTCCCAAGCGACCATCTCGCTGGACGAGTCAGATACCGTCTACACCTGCAAAAATGGGTGTGTGCCTTTAGTAGTAATTAGTCGTCCTGGTTTGTCCCCATGGCCAGGAAGAGGCTACGTGCTTAGCCGAAATCATGCGATCCGCAACGTCCGCGACATGCTGATCAAAACGATCGACATGAGGACAGCCGTTGTCATTGACGCTGCCACTGCAGCGCTTATGAAAAAGCGGCCAGAGGCCTGATAGAGCGCGCCTCAGAAGTCGTGAGACTTTGGGTTAGGACAAGTGTGATAGGTCGATTTTCTGAGCTGTCGCTTTGTATACGCGTCATACGAAACGCCCCCCTGCACGAAGAAAACGGAAATTTAGGTTGACCCCTAAAAAGCTTGTCAGATTTGTCAGATTGTTCTTCTTACCTATGTCTAACCCTTATATCTCAAGGCTTTCAGCGTTTTGATGTAGTGTCAGAAAAGTGTCAGCAGACTGTCAAAACCTGACAAAACCACACTGTCAGATTTCACCTTTTCAAGTCCTTGATTTATAAGGCTTTTTTATTAGGCATGTCAGATCTGCATCGTTTTTGACACTGCGTTGTCAGATCGCAAACCCAGTAAATACGCGGCCTCCAGCCAATTTCCTGACAGATATCCATGTTCTGACAGGCTTTTGGGGGTCAGCCTGAAAAACCTCTCATGGGGCACCCCGAAGCTATCCTTCAAAATGCCCCACGAAGCGAATTGATCGAGATGAGAAAATGCGCAAAGCAGCCACCCTAGCAGCCCTCCCGAAAATCGAACTGATCAAGAATGGCGAGGCCTGGGAGGTGCACTGGGACTACCAGGAAGCACCGGAGAGCGCGGTGCTGTTTAAGCGCCGCGAGTACCTGGATGGCTACATACATGGCAGCCTGGACGGGATCGGCATCCACCCGAAGAACGTGTCCTGTGCCAGTGCGCGTACCGGTACCGTGAAACGCCTGACCGAAGACCAGGCGGTGAGATTCAAAGCCCTCCTCGAGCACATCCTGATCCCGGTGGTGGCCAAAGAATTTGAACGCCTGAAGAACCTGGGCGAGCTTCCCCACATGTGGCTGGCGACCGGTACCGAGCAGTGAAATGTTCTGCAATGCCGGTGAATCGCTGAACCCCCACCGGTCGGGGGCTCCAGCCAGATCCGCGCCGCGCTCCTGGGGCGATCGACATACCCGAAAATCACTGCGTCCGAAATTGAAAATCCCTGAAACCGGGGATTTTTTCGTTTTGCGTCCACGGATTCCGCGGGCTCCAGCCGAGGGCGCCCCTGCTCAACTGGCCGGCCAGCGAGCCGCACGCCGTTGCGCAACCTTTCATTTTCTTTCACAGCGTGCAATTGCCACCGGCCTGCGCGAGCCCAGAAACGGCGCGGCCCGCAGCTTGGTTTGCACCACCCGCCTGGTTTGCACGACTTCACGACGAAAAGCGCGTCGGCGGGAGGGGGATAAGTGATTTTCTCCCTCGATTTTTTTTTGCGGAGAGTTTTTGCTCGCCCAATATGCGTCGGCGTAGAGGCAGGCGCATACTGATGGCCTTACGCCGCCAAGACTTCTATGACGAAGGATTTGAAAATGTTCGACTTATCTTCGAAGGGCGCAGACCAACTGCTTGGCTGGTCCAACCTTGGGCTCGTCCTGGGCACAGTTGTCCTGCTGGCCTCCACCATCGGCTCGATCTGGGCCAACGTGGTGAGAGAAAAGTACTCAGAGATTCGCCAGTCGGGGAATGAGGCATTGATTGCACAGGCATCAGCCTCATCAAAAGCTGCCGATGCTCGAGCGGCAGAGGCAAAGATGGGAGCAGCCCAGGCGACACTAGAGGCGGCACTGGCGAACGAGAAGGCCGCCGCTTTAGAGAAACAAACGGCAGAGCTTAGAAAACAGGCAGAAGAGGCAAAAGCAGAAACCGCGAAAGTCAATGAACGGATACATAAGATTCAGTCAGTCCGCCGACTTTCCAATGATCAAGCCAGTACACTAAAAGAATTTTTCCGTTCAGAGAAGTTTCGTTATCTGCCCGCGGCATCGCTACAAATTTTCTCAGTACCCGATTCAGAAAGCCAAATGTATGCGATGGACTTCATTCAAGTTCTCCGAGAGTCGGGAGTAAGTTTTTACCCAACACCTATGGGCAAGTTTCCAAATGAATGCGTTCAGACTTCCCCGGATGAATACGGGGTGGCGCTGGTAATAAATAGCCTGGAGATAAAAAAAGAAACCCAGCGCTGGGCGCATCTATCGCACATTCTCCCTGGCATAGGGATTGAGGTTTCAGTGCAGCTAGACCCGGAACGCAAGGATCACGAAGCTGGGATATACATATTGAAAAAGCCTATGATTTCATGACATAAAAAAGCCCGCAATTCGCGGGCTTACTTTATTTCTGAACTACTACACGGCAATACCCAGCCTTGCCATCCGCTTTTTCATTACGGCGGCTACCTGAGTGATCTCGTCGTCGGTAAGCGCTGCCGAATAGATGGCCACATGGCTGATGTCCGTTTCGCCCAGGAAGGTCGATCCGTACACGCCGCCGATTCGCAGGGGGGACGAAGACGTCACCCGCTGTGTCGCCAGCGACTGGTTCGAGCTGCCCCCAGTCGTAAGGTTCATCACCTTTGTACCAGCAGCCCCGCTGCAGCGCAGCGCACGCAGCGCCCAATTGGTGGGAACGTCCGCCATGTTGGCTTGAGACGATGTAGTCCCGGTGCCGTCAGCGTTCACACGCCAGGCCTGACCGCCCAGCGTCGCATCAGTTTGGTGATACATACACATGCCGCCGCCACCCAGCGAGCTATTCGACTGGCCCGCATAGTTGCCCACATAGGGAGCCGCAGTCGGAGTACTGGTCCCGCCAAGCGGCCCTGGTACCTTACCTACCACCAGAACGGTGAATTGGTCTGTTTCAGCGATCAGGGTTTCTAGGTAGTTCAATCCACCCTTGAACCGAGCGTGCGTCGCAAAGACGGTTGGAATACCTACCAACTTGGCATTGCCCTTACCAGGCGCTCGGTTGTAGCCGATGCGCTCCAGTGCAGTATCGAAACAGAACCAGCCTTCCAGCGATCGGGTAACTGGTGGAATAACCTTGGTGTACCAGGGAGCCAGCGAACCAGGGGAAATCAGTTTAAGTCCCATATTGTTGCCCTTAAATTAGATCAAGTTTGGCGGCGGCGATGTAGGGCGCGATACCCTGGAACAAGCGCAGACGGTTGCAGCCAACGGGGTGAGTGTTGTCAGTCATTTCTACTTTTGAGATTCCAGTAAGCGGGTCAATTGTATCATTGCCCGTGTCATACCCGGTCTCAGGGTTGGCAAAAGTCCACGAAGGAACCAATATATTTTTTGGGTTGTTGAGTGCATTCAAGTTTGCCATTACTGCCCGAATCATAGGAATATAGCGACTTGTCCACTGTGTGTTGCGGGTACGGTTGTACGGCAGGCCCGGAAGCCAACGCACGATCTTCACATTAGGCCACGCTGCCCTGATGCGTTCCATCATCAACTTTTCATTATCTAGAACATACGCATACAGGTCGTTCGAGTTGGTTACCCGAATGAATTCGTTCATGCCCAACCCGTAGACAATAATGTCGGGTGTCGGCAGCGAAAAACGCGACTGATAGAACGCAAAGTCAACAACATACCCATTCCGAACGATGGCAGCGGGGTCACTCTCAGTTGCTTTGCGGATGAACGGGTTGCTGTTCCGGCGCTGCACCTTGGACATGGTCAGGTAGGCAGCTTCGTTACCAGGCTCCAGGGGAACGTTGAACTCCGCCATGTCGGCATAGGTGTAGTTGCCGGTGGAAAACCCTTCGCGGCATTCGCCGAGTGGCCCTTCCATGTTGTTCGGATTGCCGGCATCGACCGAACCCTGGAACGTGCCGATGAAGTTGGCAGTGAAGCCGGCAGCGGTCAGTGACTGCTGCAGGATCTGTGCGCCCTGGCGATTGCTGATGCTGTCGCCGATCATCAGGACGTTCGGTGCGCTGCCTGGGAACGGCCCCGGCGGCAGCTCGGTCATCGCCAGTTCCATGATGTGGTGCGTCAGTCCGTTGTCTCGATCACGCAGCTTGAGGCGAGCGCTGGAGCCGAATCGGGCGGCTTGCACCACCAGCTCGCGCGTCGAGGTCTGCGATTCCGTGGTGGTGTGGCTTGAGATCGAGGCCACCACGCCGGTGTCGTCTTCCCGGGGCGCGATCATGCTGCTGACGTCCAGATGCAACGGGACGTTGGGCGCCGTGACGATTTTCGGGGCGAAGAATACGCCGCCGGCCAGGGCCTCGGTCAGTTTGGGCTCCAGGGTCTCAGGTGCTTCGCCTGGGTCGGACAGCTCCTGGAGAATGCCGTTTTCCTCATCGGTCACATACAGGCCCGGCAAAGAGGTCATTCCCAACATGAGCGGGCCGAGGTGCAGGTACTGGTCATCGCCGTGGATGAACATGGACCCTTCGCTGTCGTAGATTCCAACTGAGTTACCGTCTACGTAGGCCTCAAATGCCGGAGTACTGGTCCGGTCTGAGGTGATTCTCAGGTACTGGCCACCCTCCTCGTCGGCAAGGCCTACACCGGGCTCCTCCACGCCGGACTGGCTGCTGAGCGTGGTTTTGACAACCTTGGTGAGCGCGTCGACCGCCTCGGTGGACGGGGAGCGTTTCACGGGCACCCCGAGGCCGGCTTCGTTCCGGTACAGGACCGTGAACCCGATGTTGTCCGGGTCGACCACCTGGAAGTAACGGCCCAGCGCGGTCTCCGCCAAACCGTCCGCTACGGTCGGGAAGATCCCGGCCCCCTTGTGGGCGGCGTCGCGGGCATTCTCGGCCTGCAGGGCTGCGTTCCGAGCCGCTGCCAGGTGAGCATCTGCATCTTTGAACTGGACGGGGATGCGGTAGTCGCGCAGACCTTTTCGCACGCGCAGATCGTAAAGGCCGTCAGGGGCAGCGAACTGGAACTGGCCCAGATCATCGGTGTTGAAGGGGTTGCTGAGCGGCATGCCTGTCGGACGCTGCAACCCGCCCACCAGCATTTCAGTCCCGCGCATGTAGACGTGGCACAGCGCGGCGTTGAGTACGTTGCCGTCGTCGTCCAGGGCGACAAAGCTTTTCAGTTCCATAAGTGATCCTTACGCGGTAATCGGTTTGAGCTGGAGAGCCAACAATTCCGCGCTGGCGGCTTTGGCTGTGAATTGGGCGGCATCGCCTGAGGTGGGCGCAGGCCCGGGAACGTGGGTGTGGGTTGCCAACTGGGCGGCAAGCTGCTGAACCAGGTCGATCAGGTCGCACAGGACTTGCAGCACGTTCACCGATTCTGAGCCGAGCCAGGTGGTGTCCGCGATGCTGCGCCGCGTGGCCTTCACGCGCTCGAGCAGGTCGCCACCCACGGTCAGGTTGAGCTTCTGCCCCACCACCTGGTTGAGGTCGCGCCCCGTGGACAGGCCGAGGTCATCGATCGCGGCCAGCGAGGCACAGCCGGCGGACAAAAGCTTGAGTGCCCCCATCGCCTCGATCGTCTTGATGCCGCCCACCGACTCGGTTGAATGGTCGTCCACGGTGCGGCTGTCGCTCTGGTACTGCTCGGCGTTGGCCAGGCTTTCCACCACCCGATCGGTCGACTTGTCGCTGATCCGGCCATCGGTCTGCCGTGTCCAGTCGCCGTTGGCTTCGACCCGCTGCAGTGAGGACCCGCTGTGCTGCCAGACCTGGTCGCCTTTCGGCAGGCTGGGCAGGGTCAGGCCATGCGGCAGGATGCACTGGATGAAAGGCTTGTGCGGCAGGCCCTGAGCGAAGGAAACAACCACTTTGGTGCCTTCTTCCGGGAAGCTGTAGAAGCCCATTTCATCGCCACCGGTTGGCACCGGTACCGGCACGCCGGCCAGTAGCGGCATGGACTCGTCAGGTTCGTTGTCCTGGTCCAGGACCTGCAGGTCTACGGCAAAGCGCGGACGGAACTCGTCGCAGATGCCGGCACCGGCCGGCGCGTCAGCCACGCCAACTACCTGGGCGAAGCGCGGCAGGTGGTAGCCCCCGCTCAACTCGGGAAACATGCGCTCTACACAGCGCCGGATTGCGTCTTCCATTTGATCGCCATTTCGCTACCGGCAAGTGCCACGGAGGTGACGCGCTCGCCCTGGTTGATGGTTGCACCAGGACGCAGCCCGGGGAGTGCCGCGATCACGGCGCTCTGGTTGCCCTGGTAGTTGTTGAACAGCTGGACCGGCAGCTGCAGCGGCGATCGTTCGCCGAAGAAGCTGTGCGCCCAGCTGCCGACGAAGACTTCCCCGTCGCCCTGCTGCTGCCAGATCAGGTCGGGGATGGTGAAAACCCGGGCCAGGCTGTCCATGGCCTGGAATCCCGACGCCAAGCTGTAGAAATAAGGGGCCTTGGTGGAGGCGTACTGTTGCGCCGGCACACGGAAGCGCAGCCCGGTCTCATCGCTGATGGCGGCCAGCACCGTGCGCAGATCGGCATGGCGCAGGTTCAGTGGCAGGGGGTTGGCCAGGATCGCGGCCAGCTCGCGGCAGTACAGCACCTGCTCCAGCTGGTTCACCGCGGTGCTGCGTTCCACATAGCCAATGAAGTGGCGCTGTAGGGTTGACTCGTTGTAGCCGAGGTCGAGCGTGACCAGTCCCGACACGGGCTCGATGGCCTTGATGGTGAACTGGGCGCGGCCGGGGGTAGCCAGGTCAAGGCGGACATCATCTTTGACCAGGACGTGCTCGCTGCCGTTGATGCGTAATACCTTGTGGAGCTTCACGATTTGCCCCCCAGGTAGTCATCGAGCTTTTTCAGGGTCGCCTCGAAACCGGTCAACTCCTGGCCGCCACTGCTCCCATTTCCACCGGTGCCGGTGCCAGTGCCGGTGCTGCTACCGCTGACCGGTTGCCCGGGCGCACTCTGGGTACCAACAGCGTTGGCCGCACGGCGTTTCTCTACGCGTTCAGGGTTCGACAGCTTCTCGGTCAGGGTGAATTGGATCCGCCAAGCACGCAGCGTGTCGTCTTCCCGGGCGCTGACGCCCTCAGAAAACTGGACCTGTCGCATGCCGATCGCAGTAGCTGTGTCGTTGACGATCCGATACGTCTTCAGCTGGCCGCCGCTCTCGGTGGCCTCGGCCAAGCGCATGAGCGTGCGCAGATCAGCGGAATCAATGAAGCGAATCATGAGGGCGACGGTCAGCGTTTTTGGCTTGAAACCCTTGTGCGCGGTGTCGGTGTTGCTGGTCTGCCCCGACATGTCGCCACTTTCGATGCGGAGGTCGCCGGTGACCTTCATCTCCCGGCCTTTAATGTGTTCGCCATCCAGCAG